CCTTTACCGACCTATTCAAAAGAAGGCTTGGACAAAGAAGACTGTCATTGACGAATATGGCATTTCCCCAGAGAACTTTGTCATCGCCCGTGCTATTGCCGGCGACAAGTCCGATAACCTCGTTGGCATCCAGGGCGCAGGTCTAAAGACCATTTCCAAGCGCCTCGCATTTCTTTGCGAAGACAAGATGCACACGCTTGCCGATGTAAGGCAGTTCTGCGAGGACACAAACGCAAAGGTCAAGTTTTATTCCAATGTTGTCGAAGGCTGGGACACAGTGGAGACTAATTACAAGGTCATGAACTTGACACCACCGAGCATTTCGGTGCAGGGTCGTCATAAGATCAATTATGCCCTCGAAAACTTCCAGTTTGAACTAAACGCTACTGGTCTTAAGAAGGCATCCGTCAGTCATGGCTTTGGCTCTTACAATTGGACGGAAATGCTTACGATGTTCCGTGGCATGATCGAGAAGAGTAAGCAAAGTGCTTGACAGACGACCCAAGGTGGGCTACATTAGAAAGACGGGGGACAGTGATTTGGAGAAGAAGCAGAAGCCGAGTTTCAGCAAGTTTGGCAAGGATTTTCAGGAAACGCTATGTCAGATGATTTTGCTGGATCGTCCTTTTGCTGACCAGATCATGGAGGTCTTGGACATCAACTTTTTGGAACTCCATTACCTCCGCGTCTTTGTTCGTAAGGTCTTTGAGTATCGGGAGAAGTATAATGTTCACCCGACTTACAAGATCATGATTTCTATTATTCGTGCCGAGATCGGGGACGAGAACGCAGCAACCCAGCAGCAGTTGAGAAACTACTTTGCTCGCATTCACGATTCCGTCGTTAGTGGCTCCGAATATGTGAAGAAGACAGCACTTGACTTTTGCCGCAAGCAGAAGTTGAAGGAAGCGATGATCAGGTCGGTAAAACTGCTTGAACGCTCTTCGTTTGACGAGATCTCTAAGGTCATCAACGATGCGATCAAGTTGGGCGACTACTCTGATCATGGCTATGACTATGTAAAAGACTTTGAGAAGCGTTTTGAGATCAAGGCCCGAAACCCTATTACAACAGGGTGGCCGGAAGTCGATGATATTTGTAAGGGTGGTCTTGGTAAGGCAGAACTTGGCGTCGTTATTGCCCCCACAGGTGCCGGTAAGTCAATGGTTCTCGTTCACTTGGGAGCCCAGGCGATCAAGCACGGCAAGACAGTGGTTCATTACACACTTGAGCTTGCTGACACTGTTGTCGCTGGTCGTTATGACTCTTGTCTTACCAAGATCCCCCTTTCCCAGATGTATTCCTTCAAGGAAGAGATCTATGAGCAGGTTCAGGATCTTGAGGGAGTGCTTCTCGTAAAGGAATACCCCACAAAGTCAGCATCTACGCGGACTATCCGTTCTCACCTTGAGAAACTGAAAATGAAGGACATAAACCCTGATATGGTAATTGTCGACTATGCAGATCTTTTGCGACCAGTTTCTACAGGAAGAGAGAAAAGACACGAACTCGAATCTATTTATGAAGAGTTGCGTGGTCTAGCAAAGGAGTTTGAATGCTCTTTCTGGACTGCCTCTCAAACGAACAGGTCGGGGCTCAATGCAGAAGTTATCACGATGGAATCCATCTCCGAAGCATTCAACAAATGCTTTGTGTCCGACTTTATTTTCTCACTTTCGAGAACAGTAGAAGATAAGCAAAACAATACGGGAAGGTTTTTTGTTGCTAAGAACAGGAATGGCCCCGATGGAATCGTATTCCCTGTCAAAATGCACACATCAAATGTAAGTATTGAAGTTATCAAGCCAACAGATGCAGAAGCCACAACTATCTCTGCCAAAGACCAAAGTGAGATTCTGAAAGAAAAGTACAAGAAGTTTAGGAAAGAACAAAAGCAACAAAAAGAAGGAGCAAAGTAAATTATGGATCTATCAACAGAAATCCTTTCAGACATCACTGTGCACATGAAGTATGCCAAGTATGTGCCAGAACTATATCGACGCGAGACCTTTAAGGAGATCGTCGATCGAAACAAGGCAATGCACATAAAGAGATACCCTCACCTTGAGGACGAAATCAACGCAGTTTATGAGTTTGTTTATGATAAGAAGGTTCTGCCTTCTATGCGTTCTATGCAGTTTGGCGGAAAGCCCATTGAGGTTGCTCCAAACCGTGTTTTCAACTGCGCTTACATGCCCATTGACGACCCCCGTGCCTTTTGCGAGGCTATGTTCCTTCTTCTCGGAGGCACAGGTGTTGGTTATTCCGTTCAGAGGCACCATGTAGAGAAGTTGCCCGAGATTAGCCGCCCAAACGCCAAGAGAACCCGTCGCTACCTCATCGGCGACTCTATTGAGGGTTGGGCTGATGCTGTAAAGATGCTCATTCTTTCTTATTTCAACGGCACATCCAAGATCCGTTTCGATTTCTCGGACATTAGACCGAAGGGAAGCGCTTTGGTAACATCTGGCGGCAAGGCTCCAGGCCCACAGCCACTAAAGGAGTGTCTTGTCAAGGTCGAAGGCATCCTTGACACCAAGCAGAACGGCGATAAGTTAAGCCCTATTGAAGTCCACGACATCGTTTGCCACATTGCTGACGCTGTTCTTGCTGGTGGCATCCGACGCGCTGCCCTTATTTGCCTCTTCTCAGCCGATGATGATGAAATGATTGCTGCCAAGGCTGGTTCTTGGTGGGAAAAGAACCCACAGCGCGGTCGAGCCAACAACTCGGTTGTTCTAATGAGGCACAAGGTCACAAAGGAGTTTTTCCTTGATCTTTGGGCTCGCGTCAAGGCTTCTGGTGCTGGTGAGCCTGGCTTCTATTTCACCTACGACAAGGACTGGGGAACTAACCCTTGTTGTGAGATTGCCCTTCGCCCCTACCAGTTCTGTAATCTAACCGAGGTCAATGTTTCTAATGTTGATTCCCAGGAAGACTACGAAGCCCGTGTTCGTGCCGCTGCATTCCTTGGCACTCTACAGGCATCCTACACGGATTTCCACTACCTTCGTCCAGTTTGGCAGCGAAACACTGAAAAGGACGCTCTTATTGGTGTTTCCATGACCGGCATTGCTTCTGGTGCTGTCCTTGATCTCGACATGAAGGCCGCTTCCAAGGTTGTAAAGGAAGAAAACACCCGTGTTGCTGAACTTCTCGGCATCAGGCCGGCTGCTCGCTGCACTTGCGTCAAACCAGCCGGCACAACCTCTCTAACCCTTGGAACATCCTCTGGTATTCACGCCTGGCACAACGATTATTACATTCGTCGCATCCGTGTTGGCAAAAATGAGGCCATTTATGACTACCTTACCAAGTTCCACCCAGAGTTGGTTGAGGACGAGTATTTCCGCCCCCACGACACCGCTGTCATCAGTGTTCCACAGAGGGCACCAGAGGGCTCTATTACCCGTTCTGAAAGCGCCTTGGAGATGCTAGAGCGTGTAAGGCGCGTGAGCAACGAGTGGGTTCAGGGAGGCCACAGAAAGGGCCAGAACACACACAATGTTTCTGCCACCATCACGATCCGCGAAGAAGAGTGGGAGCCAGTTGGCGAGTGGATGTGGGAAAACCGTGAGTGCTACAATGGACTTTCAGTTTTGCCCCACACAAATCACACTTACGTCCAAGCCCCCTACGAGGATTGTGATGAAGAAACCTACAATAGACTAATGAAGTCCCTCGTTAATGTCGATCTTACCAATGTCATTGAGGTTGAGGACAACACGGATCTCTCTGGCGAACTTGCGTGTTCGGGCGGATCCTGCGACCTCGTTTGATGAAAAATAACACTTGACTCCTCGCCTCACTTGGACTACATTAGAAGAGTGAGGTGAGGAATGAAGTTTAACCACCTTCTCCCCCGCTGGGAGCAAATGAGCAACTGCCCAGAGGGTGGAGAACATTATTATGTGCCAACCAGCCATGTTGAGGCCACGCTTCAGCATGTTGCTGTCCGTTTCCGTTGTAAGAAGTGCGGAAGGCTCTCCACTGCTTTTTTGGATGAGCCCACTTACTACACAAATGAGAATCTAATCAAAAAGTATGGAGGAAACTAATGATTTTGGAGCCGAAGACCCCCTGGGTTCAGGTTGAGATGTCTTTTGACAATAAGGAAGAGTCCCCTTATATGATCGAACTACCCGAGGACTACCGACCCGCAGAGAAGCCCTACAAGGCCGTTTCTATTGTGAGCGATCCAAGTGGTGAATATGTTTATGGTGATGTTGTCGTTCTCCCCACACACATCATCCGTGAGATCGAACTTTCTGGCAACAAGTTTCACCTTGTTGAGCGAAACCACATTATGGCGGTTGTGAGGGCAGAATGACTGTTAGAGAGCGCCTAGACCCAACCGACTATGAGAAGTTTTGGAGAGACGTTAGAGGCCCCGGTGTTGTTGACCACCCAGACTATT